GTTTGTAATACAACATATAAATATTGTTGATAATGAAATGATCCAGTATCAACAAAAGCAGTTAATATAGAATCTAAATTTTTATGATCTGTTCCCCACCAATTTAATGGAAGCTGAGATATTAGACGATTGTATATGTCTTGTTCATCACCAGGATTTAACATTATTTGATTTTGTATTGAGTCCATTTTTAAGCATTCATTATTATGTTTATGGTTCCAACAGTCATAATTTCTCTTCCAGTTATTTGTATATCTGATGTTCCGCCATTCAAAGTATAACTAGTAACATCTGTTATTCGTGAATCTGCACCATAAATTATAGATGGAACTTTAGAATATGGAAAAAGAGCATCGAAATTTTGAGCAGTAATGTAATTTTCTAAAGCAGCTACAACTTTGTCGTGTATTTCTGTTTCTGCTGATAAATCCTCATTAAATACATGCGCAGTAATTGATACAGGAAAAGGAATTGGATCATATACCGCATACTGAATTGTTAATCCTCTATAAGATTCAACAGAAGCGCTAACATTTGCGATCAGTTGACCACTTGCTGCACCAGAACCATCATCAATTACAACATAGAAAAACCCTAGTTGAACAACATCAAATATTGTTTTATTTTCTACAACTTTGTATCTAAAAACCCCAGGAACAACACTGACTGCATATTCAATTGCTTGTTTAGTTGCTCTGAATAAACTAGCCAAATAAAGAATAAATTCATCTTTTAGAGACTGATCGCTTTGTTGATTCGTTCCATTTGTAAATGGTTGTGCATTTGTTACAGCATCTACACCAGGTAAAACACCACTTATTGTAGTTATCTGATTAGCTAAACAATTTGTTATTGTTCCAACAGAATCAGCAGAAATTGGAACATCAATTGAAGAAGTACTAATGTTAAATACATAAGCATTATTTAACACATCCCAATTAGGATTTGTTGTATCTACTGTTACAGAATATGTAATACCATTTACTCGGCTTAATACTTTTTTTAATGGTTGAACATAAACAACTGTTCCTGTTGTATTTCTACTAAAAGTAACAATCCCAAACGATCCCGTACCTGCCCTTCTTTTTAATCCAAAATCACCAACAAATGTATCTACATCATTTCCAGAAGATGTTAATAATCTAGTTACCGACAGAAGAGATGATATTAAAGCTTGTAACCACAATGAATTACCCATATTACTTTCAATTATGGCTCTATAATCAGAACCAACACTGAAATCTAATATTGAACCAGCAGCAGACTGCATTGCCGTTACCTGACTACTTAATAATTCTTTGTCTGTTCTAATTGGTAATGGCATTTTTTTATAAGTTAAATGATAAAACTATAGGATTCTTTGATACACTTTCTACATAATTTATTTGAATGAAAACTCCGCCCTGTATTGTCTGTATAAATATTTCAGGCTGTACGTCTTTTGAAACAGAATCCTCTAAAAATATTTGTGAAATTATTGTGGATTTTATTTCATCAAAACGATCAGAGTTTAAAGATTGACCTATATATTTAGCCAATCCAGCACCGTAATTTGAATGCCAAATATAATCACCAGGATTTGTTAACAACCTTCTTAAAACTCTTTGCTGACTCCTGGAAAGTCCAGAACTATGGGAAATATCATTTAATGAACTCAAATGTAAATCTTGTCCAATATCATGATTTATATCATTTACAACTTCTTGATATTGAGACTCATTCATTAGCTACCTTGTAAATTTGTAGTTGGTGTATTGTCAGATTTCAATAACGTCTCAAATGAACCAGAAGAATCTCCCGCTTTAACTTGAGGAGAGAATATGTCGCATTGTGTAGATGCATCTATTTTCATATTCCCTGTAGTTATGTTGCATTCATCAGAAGCATTTATGTTTACTTTAGGTGCCGTTAAATCTATTTGAACAGTCGACGAAACTAATACTTTTCCATCATTTGTAAATTTTAATGAAGCGCCACTCGAATGAACTATCCAAAACTCACCAGATTCAACTGTTAACGGCCTATTTGAAGCATCAAATAAAGGCCCGGCAGATATTGGTATTTGTTTGCTACCCTGCTGATAAACAACGACACATAAAGTATTCAGTACAGGTGCAGCATACAATCCCCATCCGTTACCAACCCATGAAGCGCTATATGGTATCCAACCAGTTTGTAATGCCGGCTCATCTTCAGTTTCAGGATGAATTTGAACAATTACTAAATGATTAACAGGATCATAAGAAGTAATGCGTCCAACATCGCATGAAAAAGCAGTATTACTTAATGCCATTAAAGCTCTGGCTGAAACTGAATTTAAGAATTTTTCCATATCAACTTATTTCTGTTTCATCTGGTTTATTCTTAGCACTAATAAACATAGAAAAATCATTAATTGTTATTTTTCTTACAATTGACTCAATATAATAAACTTGGTCAAAATCAGTTTCTGTTCCAGTAATTTTTATTAACATATCCTTTGATAAAATAATGTCTCCTACTAATTCAGCACTAAACCTAACACCATGAACTACCAAGTTATTTAATAATTGTTTTGCTTTTTGTACTGCTTGTTCATTTGTTAAACCAGGATGTGAATAAACATACTGCCTTATAAACTGTTCTTTAGAATCTTTAGATTTTGCATTTTGCTTCACGTGGAACGCTTTACCAGTATAAGTAGAGTATGGAACCTTTACTGTTACTCGAACGTTTCCAGATACAATATTGTTTTTGAAGAAATTTATTTTTGTTCCTTTATCAAAAACAGGGAATGTATTATTTATATCTTTAGGTGCATAATTTAAAATATAAGGCTTTAAATTATCATCATTAACAGGATTTGGTTTAAAAACTAACGTTTCACCCTTTACAAATACGATAAAATTTTCCTTCATTGCTGCTTCAGTTAACATATCCCACTGAGTTGTATTATTAGCAGTATATGTCTGAGCAGTTTGTAAAAATGTTCCTAATACCTGTGTTGTTTTCGTAATATCTGATTTTAAACCGTTTTCATTTGCAAACTGTTCTGCTAGTTCTGAAGCTGTAATGTTTGAAAATGACTTAGTAACCTTTTTATCAATTAACCTAGAACTTAAATCACGACCAGAAATACTTACTAACCCTTCAGATGGGTTTATTTCAACATCATTACTATCACCCTGTATCATCAACGTAAGGTCACTTGTCGTAAATGAATCAACATCATTTGGAAAGCCTACATATATTTTTACTAAAAATTTCTCAGTTGATGCGAAATAAGCAAGATTTAATGTTCCTGTTTTCTCATTAAGTGGTATCTCTAAAAAATAAGTATCAGCCGTATATGGAGCGCCTGATCTTATTTCTATATCAACAAATTCAACCTGAGTATCATTTATCTTTACTATAGCTCTTGGCCTTCTAAGTTCACCTTGAGTATTTTGAGCAGTATTTTCAACTGTCATGATTGATAAACTCCATCTGTGTCAGTTGTTTGTGCAGGTATAACTAAACTCATAGCTTCACCAGGATAAATAAATGGATCAACCAATCCATTAGCTTTAGCAATAGTTGTCCATAAGGTTGCATCTCCATAATATTGAGAAGCTAATTGATAAAGATTACCGCCATTTATAATTATGTTTTTTCCATCAGAACCTTTGCTTATTAAAACTATATTTCTCTGTATTTGTAATAAAAATGCTTCCAACAAATAAGCATCAGCTAAATTCAAAAAATCTTTAGAAACAACATCAGCATTATCATTTCCATCTATTTTGTTTGTTACTAGATTCCTTTGTGCAAAAAATAATGAACCACCACCTAAATTCGATATATAATTTCCAGTAGTAGACAAAGCGCTATTTAATGGCCCAGTAATCGTTGCTAAAACAGAACTCGTCGCATTTGATATAGATGCTATTGAATTTATCGTTACTGATAACAATGCAATAGCAGAAGATATGCTTGGATCGGCTATAGTAGCTGCTAAATCTCGAGCTTCTATCATTGCAGCGCTTATAGCATCGTTATAAGCAACTGGAAGAAGGACAGGAAATGGCTTATTTAAATCTTGTATGACAGATACAGTTATTGTGTACGGTATTTCATAAAAAGCGTTAAAACTACATCTAAAAGACTTAATAACAACATTGTAATTAAACTGTGACCATTTTAATTCTTGCTGTTCTCCTTTAGCTCTTAATCCATCTAAAAATCTTGCTCTAAATGTTGCTGTAGAACCCCTAAAAATACCTGACCATGAAATGTCATCATCAATACGACCCATTGCATCTATAGAACGACGGCCCCCAACCAATTTTTTATCAGATAAAGACTGTTCACCACCAAAATTTATAGTGCTTGGCACTTCAAAATTTGCAAATGTAATAGAGCCAAGCGTTAAAAATACCACTATGGATTACCCATGTTTGTTAATGCCGATGGTGCAAGTGAATTGGCACCATTAAATCCACTCGTACTGCCTATTGCGCCAGACATAATATTATTAGACATGCCGCTTAAAATAACTCTTCCAACTTTATTTCTATCTAAATAAACATCACCAGTCACTTTATCTGGTTTCATTTTTTCTTTTGGATCAGCTAAAACACTTCTTGAATAATTACCATATGTTTTATCAGAATTTAACATAAGAGGATCATGTATAAATCCAGAATATGCACCAATTACTGGTTGTTTTTTTGATATCATACTTATATTAGAAGCTTGATTTGAAAATCCTTTTGTATTAAATAAATTTATAAAAGATGCTAATTTTTCTAACATGGCAGACAAAACATTCAGAGAATGAATAACTCCTGGAGATGTTAATTCCCCAAATGCAGTTGCTAAATTATGAGAAGCATTTGCAAATCTCATGCTTGCGCCTTTATTTGTATTTAGAGATTCATCATAAGTTGCATCTATTCCCCAAAATCCACCCATCAATTGTCTTTGTCTTAAAATCTTATCTCTATTTTTATGCATCAAAAATAACTCTTGACCAGGAGTTCTACCAAAATCAAGACTTAACCTTCTTTGAATATCCAAATCATCAACAGTTCCTTTCGATTTATAAACATCCATTACTTTTTCTTCAAACAAGAAAGGATCAGTTGACAATAAATCAGTGAATTTCTTTTTTGCGTGTGTTCCTGTAGGTCTTCCATTTTTATCAACAGAAGCAGAGCTATAAATTCCTAAATTAAGTAAATCCGCTACCCTTTTTTTATTGTTTAAAGTACCTGCACCAGTCTGCATTTGCATGGCAAGCGTAATTAAACCAGTAGCTGCTCTTCTTCCTTTTATTTCTTGTAAAACGGGCTCTAATCCAATAAAACCCATAGGAGTTAACTTTCCAAATGCACCAGAACCTTGAGCAAGAAATTGCTGCATTTGTGTCGGATCAATTGTTCCAGCAGAAGAAGACATCATTTGAAACATCAAATTTTGTCCTTCCATTACTTTTTTATGATCTGATCCACCCCATATTTCAGCAGCCCTAGCCATGTCCATCATTTGCTTATCGCTCATTTTTCCAAATGTTGCGCTAGCTGCAAACTGTGATTTAGCAAGCAATGGTGCCAATTCTTTAGAGTTCGCATATCCACTACCAGGCAATTCTTTTGTTATCATGACAGAATCAACAAAAGCTTTTAAAAGTTCATTTCTTGATATCCCTTTTACTGTCTGTTTTGAAAAATCACTCGCTAACTTTATATTTTCTGGTGAAAATCCTTGTGCCTTTAATTGCATAATAGATTGCTGCCTTTCAACTTCTGCTTCATATCCAGAATGCAAAGCAGAATAACCAGCATACCCCGCAACCATCGCACCTAATCCTACTGGCCCTCCTAATATACCTACACCCATCATAGAACCGGAAGCGCCAACTCCATGGCCAGCAGCTTTCATTAATATTTTTGATTTTTTGCCACCAGCATATGCAGCACCTGCAGCAGCTCCACCACCAATGCCACCTATTCCCATTTCAGAAGCCATTCTTGCTTCACGCAAACGCTCTGTTAAAACAGCAGTTTTTTGTGATAATTTTTCAGTGTTTATGCTTGCTCTTAATAGAACACCATCATATTTAGAAAATACAGAAGAACTAGCCATTCCTTCTTTATTTATGACAGAGAATGATTTTGCTAATCGAGCAAATTCAGGAGACGCAATAGCTAAGTTTCTTGAAAACTTTTCTAAATTTACGTTAAGAAGGGATAAGTTATAATTTGCTGCGCGGATGCTCTCTTGAAAAATTTTCATTTTTTCAATTGCATCACCTTTGATGTTAAGGGCAGCCCATATTTTATATGCTTCCATAGGTACCCTTAGTTAAAGATAGTTTTTTGCCAGCTACAAAACTCTGTAGCATTCTTCCAAAAACATAATGTATAACTGGCTGTGCTTGATACATTGTCGTACTAATAACAGGCCTCGGCGGTATATGCCTTGTACCTAATTCTTGATAAACCATTATTTGACTATCAGAACCTAAAAATAATGTCTGAGATTCAACATTGAATACATGATGTATTGATTCTTTTAATTCACCAGTCCTATAGAGAGGATTGTAATCAGCGTTAAATACATACCCTTGTCTTTCTTTGTCTCTCTTTGTTGATTCCGCTAAGGGAGCCCATCCATCTTGCAAATGTCCTATCTTATCTTTTGCTTCTTTTTCAAGAACTTCACCTGCAAATTTTGCAGCTACTTTCTCATAAACAGGAAATTCTAAAATCAATTTCTCTATATGTTTTTGAAACATTTCTAAAGATTTAAATTCTTTCATTCATATTTCCAAGTATTGAAATTGAATTTACCTTTACCTGCTTGTTGCTGGACTATAATGCAGAAAGCTTTCCTCATTTCATCACTCAATGAAAGTACATATTCTTCTTTAAATCCACTAGACACCAATAGAACAAATTCATTCATGTCGGTATCTAAAACTATTTTTTTATGTTTTCTGGCTCCTCCTTAACTTCAATTAATAGCTCAGAATAAACTGCTTCAATACCTTCCTCTCCTAAGTTCTGCAATAAAGCTAAACATTCCTCATAACTTCTTGGTGATTCATAAAC